TGAATCACATCAGGACTCTCTTGATTTCTTTGATCGTACAATCGAGAAATCTAATTTCCTTCGAGCAGAGTCGGGTATTTCGGATGCTGCGCAGATGCAGGGTAGTATCACTACTTTGCAGCAGGATGAGAATTTCAAGGAGACTGCGGGTGTGGCTATTGAGAAAGTCTCTGCTGGTGTTAGTTATAATTCTCAGCAGGGTCAGCGTAATGTTTTAGGGGTGGATGACTTTTTTAGTCGTCCGGTTGAGATTTATAAGTCTAAACTTACCCTACATACCGATTTCGATGTTCGCCTCTCCGTTTGGGATCTTTATTCTTCTATCCCGTCTGTTAGAGCAAAGATGCGGAATTTCGCATATATGAGGGGTAATCTTCATGTGCGTTTGTCCGTGTCGGGGACTCCCTTTCATTATGGGAGGTTGTTAGTCTCTTACCAGCCGTATGCTGTGTATAATCAGACTATTAAAGAGTACACCACCGCTATTGCGTTGCATGGTGCTTTTCGTAGTCTGTTTCAGACCTATCTTTCGCAGAGTACAGGTTCAGCGCTGATGAACATGAACTCAAATGAACCATTAGAAGTAGTATGTCCTTTCATTTCTACGAAGCCTATGCATAGACTTTTTAATGCAGCTTCTACAGTTTTGGGTGCGGGCACTAGTTTTACTGACTTTTTGGACACGGGTGACTTGTTTGTCACCTCTTTGGTACCCTTTTCGTCAGTTAGTGCTTCTCCCTCTGCTGTCTATCTTCAGGTTTATGCCTGGATGGAAGATGTTGAGATGGGGACTAATACTGCTACGCAAATTGCAATTACTACGGAATCAGGTTCGGATGAAAGGAAAACCGGACCTGTACAGCGATTTGCGTCAAGTGCCTTGAAGGTGTCTCAGATGTTGCAAGAGGTACCCGTTATTGGCATTTTTGCGAAAGCTAGTTCTATGGTGTTAGGGGCTTTGGGGGGCGTAGCTTCTCTCTTTGGTTGGTCGAAGCCAATCATGATAGACAAGCCTCTTAGGTATTGCCCTACACCGTTTCAGAATGGTGCATTGACTATTGGGTATGACACTAATAAGAGGGTCGTTTTGGACCCTATGCAAGAATTGACAGTGGATAACAGGGTTTGTGGTACCTCAGAGGATGAGTTGGTTATTGCAACAATCGCTTCTAAGGTTTCTTACTATACCCAGTTTGTGTGGCATAATATAGATGTAGCTCTTACTACGCCCATTTGGTCCACTTGTGTCACTCCTAATTTGGGGAATTGGTATTTCAATACTCCTAACTACTGGAATCAACCTACTGCCATGGCTTTTGCTGCGGCTCCTTTCTTTGCTTGGCGAGGTAATATCGTCTTTCGATTTGAGGTCGTTTGTTCGGCTTTTCATCGAGGCAAGCTTGGGGTTTATTTTGAGCCTAATCTTTCGCAGAATGTGTTGATTACTGCGTCGACGAGCTTGAATAAACAGTTCATTAAAATTGTTGATATCCAGGAAACACAGGTATTTGAGGTTGAAGTTCCTTGGGCCTCTTATAGGCCCTGGCTCCAAGTTGGTCAAGCTAACCAGCAGCATTCGTTTTCTGATCCTTCGTCTATCAGTACAACTACTGGCTTCTG